GGGTTATTAGTGAAAACGATGAGCAATATAAATTAATGCAGCGAGCATCTAGAGACAGAGCAGAGGAAATCAAAAATGGATGGCCACAAGGATACAAAGAAAATCATCGAATAATTAAAAAACAACAAAGGGTTGAAAAAACAATAAATAAATCTCGTTCTAGTTCTAGTTCTAGTTCTGAATCTGAAATGGAAACTCAGAAATATACTATTAATAATAGATGTATTATCTGTCAAAAGGATAAAATTATATACAGCCCTTCTAACAGCAGTAGCATTAATGGCATTTGTTCATGCGTTCCGAATAAAATTAAAAAGAAGTCTAAAATTTTGAATAAACAAATTTTAAAGGAAATTAAAACAGTCTCTTGTTTAAATTGTAAGCAAGAGACTAGAAAACATGACAATAATAAACTATGCTCGGTGTGTGTTCAAATAAAAGAAGCATCAGTTTGTTTAAAATGTAACATTGATTTTACTGCGCCTATAAATACCGATTCAAAATTTTGCCATGATTGTATTTCTACTGTTAGAAATTGTCTTGATTGCCGTGATTATATAATGTCTCCAGAAACTTACAAAACTAGATGTACTGATTGTTTTAAACAAAATAAACAATCTCAAAAACATATTTATATCGAATGTATCGAGTGCGGCGACGATGTATTGATACCTGAATCGGAAAAAGAATGGAAGAAAACTTGCAGCAGTTGTTTTTTAAAAACCAAAGGAACTTGTGAAAATTGTTCTTCAAATGTTAAAATACTAGTTGTTAAAAAAGAAGGACCGAATAAAGGTAAAAAATTTTATAACTGCGAACCATGTGGATTATTTAAATGGGTATAATTGGATTTATAATTAATTTGTAAAATAATACATAAATTTATTTAAATCTATATATTATTCAATTTGGTTTCAGACGGTAATAATAATCTGTATATATTGTTTTATTTTTAATACCCTTTGACATTTTTGATGCGCCATTTTCTTCATTTACACTTGCTTTCTCTGTTAAGAGATCACTTTTTTTGTAGTCAATACCAATTGTAAAGTTTTTTCTAACATTTCTTTTGCTCTAATTTTTGACTAAATCCTAACCATTTCCACACATTATCTAGATCTACGACAAAATCTGTATTTATTGTAATTTAAGTAGCAATAAAAGCTACTTACAAATAATTGTTGTTCAAAATCTGTAAATACATCTTTTATTTTGGTTAATAATTTTCCATATACGCATTTGATAACTTTGAAATTGGATTGCTCTCAATTAGTTCGACGATATTTAACGCTGACATCTTATTATATATTGAAAGCAAGATTTTGAAAGCAAGTATGTTGCTTAACCTGATAAGTAAGCGCTTTACCATTTGCTCTTTTTCACGGCAATTTTGGGTCCTTGGCCGCGTTTCTTCACATTATTGGGGTCATATTGCTCCTCTTCGTCTTCATCATTTAGCTGTTTAGACAGTTCCCAGAACTCTTTTGAGCCTAATCTGAAGTCATTATGCGCGTCCGCTTTATACCAGAAGACCTGGTCCTGTAGTTTATTCGATTTGGCGTTGTTATTTATCACCAAGCACTCGAAATTCTCTGTGCACTGGTCCATTACCTGGCAAAATGACTCCAATGTCGGAAACATGCCTGCGTAATTTTCGTATATTCGCTTCCTATTCGCGATATAGGGTTCTCTCAAAATAAAAACATAATCTATATTTGTTCTTAATGCTGGTGGAATGCCAAGTGGATATTGCATTGTAATTATTAACATGACCTTCCAGTGTCTCAATTATACCATTTCATTCAGATATTTCCTTCTGAAATCATTAAATCCATGCTTTTTAAATGGGCACAGCACTCTCTCGAGTGGGTTTAGACTATATCTTAGGCTTTCATCGCGAGTGATTAACAAGCTCCAGCCCACTGGCATTTAGTCGTTGAACCGTCTTCATATCCTTATCATAACGGACTTAGAAGATTGGCTGCGGATTGTCTTTATATTATGCTTTTTTACTATACCTTATGTAGTTAGCATAAGCCGCCATCCTAGTTTCCTAGATGGTTTAGTAGCATAATCCTAGCAAGATATCCCCGCAATTTGGAAGTGTTGCGTTCTTTAAATTTAATTTAATTAAAATAAAATAAAATAAAAAGAACACTAGCTATTCTTTTGGAATAACTCTTAACGGCAATCACTTTATGTTCGGTCTACGACCGTTCATAAATCACCGTTCATGAACAGGAGTCTCATTAATTTCTCCTTTGCCCAAGTGTTATCATATAAGCAGTCATCCATGATAACAAAAGTTCGAGGATCGATTGTAGATCTTTTAAACTGTTCCATTTCTTTTTTGATTTGTTTCAAGACTTGCCTCTGTCGCTTCAAGATATTCTCAATGATGGCCGTATTGTATTCATTGTGGATGAATAATTTCGGCACCAGTTTGCCGTAAAATCCGTTCCCTTCTTCTGTCCCGGAAATGACGGTGCCGATAGGAATATCCTGATGATAATATAATAAATCTTTTACTAAAAATGATTTACCAGTGTCACGGCGTCCAATTAAAACGACGACAGGGCCTTTAGATTCATTAGGCTTAAAACTAATAGATTTCATATCAAAACGTTTTAGCTCTAAATTCATTATTATACTATTATATATTTAAAAAAGGATATTATTTTACGCGGCCTTTACATTCTTATCGATTCATTATTTAAGCATTTTATTTAGGTCATTTATTTAGGTCATTTATTTAGGTCATTTATTTAGGAGTTTGTTAGTTTATAGATATTTCATTTATTATAAGTTAAATATAATTTATAATTTTATTTTTATTAGCTAATGGCGATTACTGTAAACTATCAAAAGCGAAAGAACGTAAATCTCTTCAACAAGTTTCAATCCAATTCGAATATTTCTCTTTCCAATGTTCAAAACTATATACCAATTTATGATAAATTTTTTTCATTAAATAGTACCAATTTTAATGCTATTAATTTAAATCACATGTGGCATATTTCAGATATTAAGGATCTTAAAACCAATAATAAAAATAATAAAAGCAAAAGCAAAAGCAAAAGCAAAAGCAATGACGATGATGACGATGATAACGATGATAACGATAAGAATAAAGAGCATATTTACACTTGTAAACTGAAAAACATAACAGAGGATGAAGATTTTGCCATGACTCAAAAGGTATTTATTAAAATGGCGCCCTTGTTAGACCCTTTTAAATATCTAGTAGGCAAATATAATCACATGGATGCAAATCTATTTAATTTGCCATCTTTTGATAAGGTTAAACCGGTTCATCCAAAGATAGAAGACCCTAACAATTCTTCCTATATTGACGGGTTTTTCTCATTCTTAACAAGTCATGTGCTACATAAACATAATTTTGTTCACGGACTAGATTATTACGGCTCTTTTTTGGCTATTAAAAACAATTATAACATCAATGTGATTGACGATATTGATTATTTAGTTCAATCGGAGTTTTTTAACAAGCATCAAAATACACTGTTTACGGTAGAAGACTATTCGCATTTAATGCATGGCCAAGGTATGCTAGAATCATCATGCTTAAAACCGTTAAATATTATGAACATTTCGCAGAAATCGAATTTATCTGTAAAATCAATTGATGAATCGATTTTTGAAAGTATATTTTCAAGCGATAAGCCTAAATCCGATAAGGATGTCGACACACTTTCATTAGACGATGTTAAAATGCTAAACATGGAGCTTGTTGATATTACAAATTCTATTGATATTACAGATCAGAAAAAATCAGCTAGTCTTAAATCTGGTTCCACTTGTTCATCTAGAACCTCTCATACAGATGATAATGATATGGATGAATTAGATTGTTCCAAGTCATGTTCTAAATCTAGTGGTTCGGAAACACACAGTCTTAAATCAGGAACAGGAACAGAAACCGGTTCCGAGTCTAATAGTTCATATGAAACTGAATTAGAAGAAGAAAAACTGTTTTTAACTCTTCGGAAATTTCCAGTTCAAGTTATTTGCACAGAATATTGTGAAAACACATTTGATGACTTAATTATGAACACAGATTTATCTCATGATGAGTGGATGTCCGCCCTTATGCAAATAATAATGACATTGATTGTATATCAAAAATTATTTTCATTTACACACAATGACCTACATACTAATAATATCATGTATATACCAACTAGCAAAAAGTATTTGTATTATTTACACAATAAAAAGTATTACAAGGTGCCGACATTTGGAAGAATTTTCAAAATTATCGATTTTGGACGTGCTATTTATAAATTCGACAATAAATTATTTTGCAGCGATAGCTTTCAAACGGGCGGAGACGCGACAACTCAATACAATACAGAGCCATACTTTAACGACAAAAAACCGCGACTAGAGCCAAATTTCAGTTTCGATTTGTGTCGACTAGCATGTTCTATGTTTGATTATATTATAGACGATATGGACAGCATTAAAAACATTAATAGCTGCGAACCAATTGTAAAATTAATGGTGGAATGGTGTACTGACGATAATGGTATTAATGTTCTATATAAAAATAATGGAGCGGAACGCTACCCTGAATTCAAATTATATAAGATGATTGCTCGATGTGTTCATAATCATAGTCCAAACGCACAATTAGAGAGAGCAGAGTTTATCAAATTTGTCATTTTAAAAAATGGTGTTTCCAAAGGGGAGCCAGTGATGAATATAGACGAATTTCAACCCCTTTATAAATAAATCTTTAAACCCTAATTATATTATATTATTATAAATGTCATATGGATTTATAATAACAAGACATGTTAATTCTGAACTAACAAATAAATATTGGAATCAGTGTGTAAAATTAATAAGAACATTCTATCCTTTAAAAAAAATAGTTATTATTGATGATAATAGTAACTATGTTTTTGTAAAACCGGACCATGATTATATAAACCTTGATGTTATTCAGTCAGAATATCCTAAACGCGGAGAGCTACTGCCATATATATATTATTTAAGGTATAAATGGTTTGACCGAGCCGTCATTTTACACGATAGCGTTTTTATTCATAAAAGAATTCCATTTGAAAACATTAGATGCTCTGTGTTACCTTTATGGCATCATGATTATGACAAGGAGAATTTAAATACACTATTAAAAATCTGTGGAAAATTAAAAAACAATTTTCATCTTAAACAAAAACTTCAAGGAGAAAAAATAAATATTCTAGGATTAAATCAAAAAGACAAATTTGATTTATGTTTTGGAGTCATGGCATATATTAAATTAAATTTTTTAGAAATGTTAGAAACAAAATATGGAATTTCTAATTTAATTAATGTTATTAATAATAGAACCGACCGGTGTGGATTAGAAAGAATAATGGGATTACTTTTTTGGCAAGAAAGTCCAAATTTGAAATACACACATTCGCTATTTGGCGAGATATTTAAACATCATAAAGCATTCGGTTATAATTACGACGAGTATTTTAATGATTTAAAAAATAAAAGGGCTCGTGAATCATTTG